GTCTTATCACTAGATTTCAGACAGGAGATTGGACGCAGTTCCTTCAAGGCTGCAAAGAGCTGTGGCAAGATTTCCTTGATTTGCTGAATGATGCAGGGCGAATTGTCTTCGGTGAATTGTGGGATCCGCTGGTGGATTCTATGAATGGCGCATGGAATTTGCTGAAAGGATTCTTTAATTGGTTCGGAGAGAAAATTCAGTGGGCTAAAAATCTTTGGAGCGGAATCAAGGGATTTTTCGACGGAAATGATGGCGATGGGGATGGGGATGGCGACGGGACGACGAAGCCAAATCCTAAGAAGCGCAATAATGGCTCTTCTGGCTCTGGCATTGGAACGGCTGTTGGAGCACTTGCATCGGGCGGAAATGCTGTCTCAAGCAAGACCGTGATGACGGCACCTTTGGCATCCCAGACCACCAACAATAAGTCAATAAACGTGAAGCAGGAAAATAAGCAGCAGTACACATTTCAAGTCACGGAAAGAGCTGCTGCTGACCGTCTGAGCACTACGGTGCGTTCGCAGGAAACACAGTCCACGGATGAATTGGCAAGAGCGTTAAATTACGGGAGGTGATGCGCTGTGCTGGCAAAGCAACCTGCGTCCCTCGGCGGATTTGAGTTCGATGCAATCATCAAGAGGTCGGAAACGATGACCAGTGATGTGCCGGAGTATGCAACAGAGGAAGGATACTCCATCACGGACAACATCTGCCTAAAACCCCGTGAGCTGGAAATCGAAGCCATCATTACCAACAGCCCTGTCACATGGGCTGAGCAACACGCGGCATCGTCAAGCCGTGTTGAGACGATGATTGAAGAGCTTCGTCAGCTGTGGCTGAAAAAGACTCCGGTGCAGTTTACCGCGGCTGGCGACAGCTACGAGAATATGTGCATCACGAGTATTACGGCCCCTCGAACGGTTGAGGACGGCAGTAGTACCCGGTTGACCATCAAGCTGAAGCAAGCGTCTATCAACTCCACCGATATGGCAAATATCAGCGTGAAGTACATTCGCGGAGGAACATCTAAGAAAAACACGGGCGCTGGACAGAAAAGCTCATCGTCTACATCTGGTACACAGAAAGACGAAAAAGCCACAAAATCTAGCATTTTGTGTTCTGGTGCAAAAGCCATTGGCCTTTTCAAGTGAGGTGTGCAAATGGAATACTACGAGATTTCTGTTCCAGACCGCAATGATTCGGTAATGCGCGTAAACCTTGACGGCACATACTACTACCTCCGGGTTACATGGAATGCTTACGGAGAGTTTTGGATGCTGAGTACCTACGATGCAGATATGCAGATGAAAATCGGAATGGCAAAGCTCGTGCCGGGGACGATCTGGAACTTCTACTATCTCAACTCGAACGGCCCGCCGGGAATCCTTGGCGTTCAAACGGACAAGGAACGCATCGGGAGGCAGGATTTTGTTGATGCGGTGGCTCACCTATACTATCTGCCGGCTGAACAGATGGGGGTGCAGTGATGGAAAACTTTGACCGTCAGTACAGAGTACGAATCGGAAAGAACAATTCCATGGGCCGAGAACTCGGCAAGCCGAATGAGTCAACAGGCAGGGCGCTTCGGTGTCAATTCTCCTGCGAAGTTGGTGACAGCTCAAGCTCCAACACCGGAAAAATTACGCTGTGGAATTTGGCAGATGAGACCCTGCGCCTACTGGAACAAGAGGACTGCTTGATTGAGCTGAGTGCAGGGTACAAGGACGACCTGCCCACGATAATGGGCGGAACGCTGACGTACTTTGAAACTGAGCAGAGCGGCGCCGATCAGCAAACCACAATAGAGTTTGTGGACAGCTTTACATCGTGCCGAGACAACACGGTAAGCCTCAGCTATTCCGGTACGGTTTCGGGAGATAAAATCGTGCGTGACGCGGCGCAGATTATGGGCTGTGAGGTTAAATTCTCAAAGTCCGCTAAGTTGATAGACTTCACGAATTTTGCGTTTGTAGGGGCAGGAAAGACCTTGATTGAAAGGGTTTGCAACCGCAGCAAAATGCGCTGGAGCTTGCAAAACGGAATTGTCCAAATCTGCGCATTGGACGAGCCGATAACGATGGCCGCTTATGTGCTGTCCGCAAGCACGGGCCTCATTGGCTCTCCGAAACCCGTCTTTGAGTCTGCATCGACGAGCGATAAAAAGAGCAGTAATGCTTCCAAGCGTAAGGCGAAAAAGGGCATCGAAGTCACCTATGCACTTAATGGTCATATCCAAGTGGACGATTATGTGAAAGTTGACTCGAAGCCGTACAAGGGCAATTATCGGGCGTCCAAAATCAAATTTACTGGCGACACAGAGGGCGACGACTGGAAATGTGTAGCGCTGTTTGTGGAGGTGAAGTGACGTGAAACAGGATTTTCTTGATGCAGTATCTTCCCTTGTTGGGCGGCTGATGGAAGATTCGATTCATACCTCTGCACCCTCCAAGGTTGGAAAGGTAGAGAATAACCATACTGCGAAGCTCACCCCTAACCTCAAGGTGACAACGGATGATGGCCGAGAAGTTCCTTACCCGGAAATATCAGGCGCCATCATTCTGATGCCCTGTGGAGCAGGTGGAACGGTCGGCTTTGCCTTTCCAGTGAAGTCGGATGACGGGTGCCTAGCTCTCTTCAACGAGGGCGGCTCAGGAACAGACCTCAAATGGGATCTCTCGAATGCGGCTTTGCTTCCGGGCCTTTACCAGTCGCCGGGTGAGCAGGTGAAAAAGGCCGGGAGCGAAGAAGCGGCCATAATGTTTGCACCCAGCTCCACTATCACGGTCACGAAAGACAAAATCGAAATCAAAAAGGATGATACCAAAATTACGGTGACATCTGATTCCATAAAAATGGAAAAAGGCAGCACGACTGTTACGGCATCATCTTCGAGTGTTGATGTGACGTCTCCGAATTTGAACATCAAGGGGAATACCAAGGTGAATGGCAATATCTCGGTGACGGGAAACGTGACGATTTCCGGTACATTAACGCTCGGCGGAATTGTGATGAATACGCACACGCACGTCGGTGTGCATGGACCGACTGGAGGACCTGTGTAATGGCTTTGAAAGACCTTGCGCTTTCCAAAAGCGGAGACCTGCTGATAAACGAGAGCGGAGATTTTACAATCATCGACTCGGTTCGGCAGGGCATTCAAATCAAGTTGAGGTGGATTAAAGGCGAGTGGGTCTTTAATCCTGAAATGGGTGTGCCTTATTTTGAGTCGATTTTAGTCAAGACGCCAAACC